GCGTTGTTTACTATGCCATGAGAAAACCATTATTACTTTTAGTCTTTCTCTTTGTAGTTCAAGAAATGCTTGCAAGGGAAACACAGATGTATGAACTGATTGGGTTCATAGAGAACAATAGTGAATATTCCTACACAGGCACACCATTACCCACAGTAAGGGTTATGACAAACGAATCAATCTGTATAGAGTTTGAGTTATCTTATCCTTGTGATATTGCAGGCTATTATGATTATCGTACTGATCTGATTGTTATTGCAACAACAGCGACAGATGGTATGATACAAGAAAACTTTTACGAAGTGGTATTGATTCATGAGTTAGTTCATTACTTGCAGTATCATCAAGGTGTTTTCGATATCGTAGAGTGTAAAAGAGAATTAGAAGCAGATGCGTTTCGTCTGCAAGACGAGTATATAGATCATATGGGGTATGATCCAGCGAATAAGAACGACCCTCTCTTTGCGTTATTAGCAAGTCAGTGTGTAGGGCCTCATGGATATATGAATGGGAGTATGTAAAAAAATGATTCAAAAAATCGGAAAATGGTTCGGAAGAGTTTGTATAAGTTTTAGTATCTTTGTCAATACTTTGTTTGGTGGAAAGAATAATCAAACTGTGAGTGCAAGACAGTATTTTTGTCAATTGCAGAATAGGTGGAACTTTTGTTTTTTAATTAATGGATTCTTCTGGTGGGAAGAAAATCATTGCCAAGATAGTTATGATAAGTGGGAAGTGATTAACAATGCCATGCAATACTATGAGGAGTACAAAGAGAAGTATTCAGTTAAAATGGATTCTATGATGATGGAAATGTCAAGCGCTAAAAGTAAAGAAACTGAAAAAGATCCATTGGATGATTATTATCGTTTGATGAGTCAGTAATAGTAAAGGAGAAGTGAATATGAGTAGTAAACCATTTGGAACACCAGCTCAAGATCTAATAGACAATGGACAGATAGAAGAACCTACCATACATTATACTGTCAATAAGAAAAAATCATTAAAAGAACTGTGGGATCATCAGTATGGTGAGGGTACACGATTTGATCTCGACTATGGTAAATTAATTATCCTTGCACTCTGCATTTATATAGCTATAAAAGTTTCTTAAAAAAAGACTTGACTTTGTTATCAGAACATGGTATAGTGATTCGTAAACAAGAGAAAGAGAGAAAAACGAATGGCATATATTTCAACTGATGACGTTAAACATATCCGAAATACTTTAAAGAAAGAACTTCCACAGTATAAATTTTCTGTGGTTCGTGATCATCATTCAAGTGTTAAAGTTTCCATTATGAAAGGCCCTGCATTCAAAGATTGGAAATATAGGGATAGATGGACTCAAGAAATTAAAGTTGGTTCTTTAAATAATGAGCATCACCAAATCAATCATTACTACACAGAAGATTTCTACGGAAAAGAGAATGCAAAAATCTTAGACAAAGTTTATAAGATTATGAAAGTTGCACCTTCTTTGAATGGTGGAAAAGAATGGTATGATGATTCAGATGCCATGACAGATTATTTTGATACTGCATACTATATGCATATTGGAGTTGGTAAGTGGGATAAACCTTATGAGGTTGTGTAAAAATAATACTTGACACAGAAAACGAATCAGTGTATACTGTAAGTATAGTTAATAAAAGAGAGAGAATATGAATAATTTAGTACATGAGAAATTTAATAATTCTGATTTAAAGCTTCCTATAGAACAAAGAAACATTTATACGACAATGTTTCTGGATTATGTATGGTCTTTTTACAATCATGTTGATGGTGTTTATCCTATTGATGGGTTGACTAAAAATATGGTGGTCGAAGCAACTAACAAGTATTTAAACAGATGTTTAGAAGAAAATAATACTTGTAATTGGGGCGATGGCGATTCCTTAGATAGAGAAAGGGTACGAGATATAATTCTTGATACCAATGATCTAGGACATGATTGTTTTTTTACAAGATTTTAATTATTTACTTGACACGCAAAACGAATCAGTATATAATATAAGTATAATTTGAGAGAGGAAATAATAATATGTTTGGACAACCATTACCAAAAGTTAAGTTAACCCCAAAGTTTAGTTTATTTTTAAATGACGATAAGTTTGTTACTTTTACATCTGACACTTTAGCAAAGTGTAAGTCGATGGCAAAGAAACTTGGTAAACCTTGTACTGTCTATGTTGACTATGGACGTAATTTTGCCCCTATATGGTCTAAGAGAGATTGGAGTATATAATGAGTGATGCAAACGGAAATAGGGCAGGCAATAAAGTTTTAGATTGGTATGAATACGAGTCAGATGATTATTATATTCAAGATGATTTGTTTATAATAAGTTGGGCTCTTCATGAAGGTTATAAAAACATTCATGAAAAACTAACGGATCTTGTTCCATGTGAAGGTGCAGTTCCACAAGGACGTTCTGTTAACAAGTGTCTTGAAAAGTTTAGAGTTGCACAAAATCTAATCTACGATTTATTTAATAATGGTCTTATGAATAGAAAATCTCATTTCAGACAGTTCTTTGGTTGGGCTCCTTATACTAGGTATAGTATTAGTCAAAATGAATTTAATCGTTACAATTTGGAATTAGAACCTATCTATACAAAGATTATAATAGATGCGTACAAAGAACAAAAGAATTTAGGAACTATACAATGAAAAAAATATTATTAATAATAACTTTAATTACTGTGGGTTGCCATCCACTTAACGCATTTGAATTGCGAATGAATAATCAAGATGCACTTAAACAACAAATGATTGGGTTGTTATTAAATCAACTCTTTAATGGTAATCAAGTAAATGTTGGTAATACAAATATCAACAAGAATGTGATTGCAAATTGGGCTACCAACAAACATGAAAGAATGTGTTGGATTTCTCAAAAATATAATTCTAATGGTACAATTGTAAACAAACTACAATGTGATTAATTTTCCTTTCTTTGTTTCTTAACTAACTTTCCCTTTGCAGTATAAATACTCCAAAGGGATTTTTTTATGCAAACACAAAGACTATCATATTTTTCTGGTAGAGATGGATTTCTCTGGTGGGTTGGTGTTGTAGAAGATCGTATAGACCCTATGTCACTAGGAAGAGTACGAGTTAGAGTATTTGGTTATCATACATCAGATAAAACAAAACTTGCGACAGAAGATTTGCCGTGGGCGTTTTGCATACAACCTTGTACATCTGCTTCCGCTGGTGGTGTAGGAACTTCTCCGACAGGCCCGATAGAAGGAACGTGGGTAATTGGTTTCTGGAGAGATCCAGACTTTCTACAAGAACCTATGGTGTTTGGAACGATACCTGGCTACATCGGCCCTAATGGTGCTCCTCAAGGTGGAGCTCCCTATGATTATTCGCAAGGTCAAAATCGTGAACGAGGTAAGATAAGTGAGAATGTAGTTATCGCAGATGGAGTAACATCAGAGTTCGACTTACCAGCAAGTTCTAAAGACTCCACAGTATTAGTTACTAAAGATGGTGTACCAGATAAAGCAACAAATTCACCACCTTCATCATTCATGAATACTGAACCTTCATCAGCAGAATTTGCTGGTGGAAGAACATACACTAAAAATGATTTTCCTTTATCTAACTATGGAACTAGAACTGCAAGGAAGGTAAATGAATTGATACCATTTGCAAGAGATAGGGTTGCACAAGGTATTAATAATTTTCTTGAATCTAATAGTGGTTGGGATATGTCAATAGGTGACAAGTCTGGTTATAGAAATTATGCACAACAACAAGAGTTATATAATGATCCAAAAGTTAAAGCTGCAAGTCCTGGCGGTTCATGGCATAACTATGGTGTTGCAGTTGATGTAACAATATACAGACCAGATGGTTCTTGGGATGATGGTACGAGAGGAGATAGTAATTATACAGGAAGAGCTCGTTCTGCATTTAAACCATTTAGAATGAAAAATACTGTACCTAATGATATGGGTCATTTTTATCCAGCAGAGTTTAAAATTCAGATACCACAATCTGTAAGGACAGGAAAAAAGTCTGTTACTGATTTTGCAAGAGAAAGAGGAGTGGATGTTTAATGGCATATGAAATAGAAGAAAGAAAGATTAAATTTGAAAATCCACCAGCAAAAGGTACAGAAGTAAATCTAAAAGTTTCTACTCAACAATCACTTAATGGTTTTGCTGATCCTCGTTCTTTCTATCCTCGTAGAGTAAATGAAGTTGATACAAATAGACTTGCAGTAAATGATGCAACTAAACAGCACCCTGTAGTCAATCTTAAAAGACAAAGAATAGATGATCTGGTAGGAGAACCAGAAACACAGTATGCATCAAAGTATCCATACAATCATGTAAAGGAAACGGAGTCTGGTCATATCGTAGAGTTTGATGATACACCAGGCCATGAACGTATACATGAATATCATAGGTCTGGTACTTTTTACGAAGTACATCCAGATGGTACAAAGGTTACAAAGATTATTGGTGATGATTATGAAATTGTGCATCAGAATAAAAAGTTAAGAGTAAGAGGAAATATTGAAGTCTACTGTGATGGTGATGCAGATTTATATGTGCGTGGCTCGTTAACAGGACAAGTAGATGAGAATATAGATTTACACGCTGGTAAGAATATTAATATTCATGCTGGTAAGAATATGAGATTTTACGCAAATGACTCTATAGAGTTTACAGCACAGAAAGAACTAACGGCAACATCTGTATCAAACATGACATTACAATCACAAGCAGATATGAATATTAATGCAGAGGGTAGATACCTTACCAATATAAAAGGATTAAGTAGAATTAATTCAGATGGGTTTATTAGTATAAAATCTCCAAGTTCAATAATGATAAATGGAAATAGCACTATTGATATTCTTGGTGGTGGTGCTATGAACTTAAAAGGTAGTTCGATAGATTTAAATGGTTCTAAAGAAAGAAAAGATGTAGAAAAAGTAGAAGATACAAAATATAGAGATAGTTCTGGTGTAAATTTATATAGTGAAGGTAAAGAAGTTGACGCACCATTAGAAGCTACAGTACTGGGTGCAAAAGATCTAAGTGCATTGGCAGATGAACAATCTGTATATGGTGAAGATGATGTTCCAAAATCAGATGCAGATATTAAAGCTGCTGTTGCATCTGGAAATGCATTACCCTCTTCATCTTCAGATTATAGTTATAATTCTTTAGATGGATCTTATAGTTCAGAAAGTGCATCAAGACCACTGATATCAATTCCAACAGTTCCAGATCTTGGAGGAGAACATGGATATTCAACTGGACAAAATAATTTAATTTATACAGAAGCCGCAAAGGTTACATCAATAGTAAAACCTTCATTGATAAAACTTCCAGATGATGGATCTATAGATTACAATATGTATATATCTTCAAAGTATAAACTTTCCAAACTTACACTTGCACCACCTGTAGGACAGAAAATAAACAAGGGTAAAGAAGAAGCAGAAAAGATTATTAATAAATTAAGAGTTCTTGCAGTTAATTGTTTAGATCCATTACTTGCAGAATATCCTAAACTAAGAATTAACATGGGATATTTTGAATCAAGGCCTGGCACATCTTCTGCACATTCATTAGGTGAAGCAGTTGACATACAGGTTGCAGATGCAAGTAAAGGAGAATACTTTGAGATTGCAATATGGATTAGAGAAAACTTACCACACGATTCTATCATACTACAATATAGAACTACTGGTTCTGGTATGCCTTGGATTCATCTTGGGTGTAAGGAGTCTGGTAATAGATCAGATATGATAACACAATACAATGGAAAAACAACAACTGAACTAGGACAGATTGCACAGTATTATGCCTAGTGTATGTAGAAAAGATGATACAGCTGGTGGTGCTCTAAGTGCATCACAAACTAAAGTAAAGGCGAATGGAAAATTAATTATAGTAGATGGTGATTCAGTTGCTTCTCATGGTTTGTCACCACATGATTCAGCAACAATTTCTGCTGGTTCTGGTATGAAGGTTAAAATTGGTGGCGTTAAAGTTTGTAATTCTGGAGATCTTGCATCATGTGGACATAGTGCAAGTAGTGATAGTAATGTTAAAGTAGGGGATTAGAATGTTTGAATATAAATGTAAAGTTACAAATGTAGTTGATGGTGATACAGTTGATGTAGACATTGACTTAGGGTTTGGTGTTTGGTTACGAGATCAAAGGATTAGACTATATGGTATTGATACACCAGAGTCAAGAACAAGTGATCCATTTGAAAAACCATATGGAAAGGCCGCAACAGAATTTTTAAAAAAATGGCTAGATGGTGGAGATGTTACAATTAAAACTTCCAAAGATGGAAGAGGAAAGTTTGGTAGAATACTTGGTGAACTGTGGGTGTTTGATACGAATATTAATAAAAAGATGATTGAAGAACATCATGCAGTAGAATATCATGGACAATCTAAAGATGAGATTGCAGAGCAACATATTATAAATCGAGCGTTCCATGATTTGTAGAAATCGTTATAAATACAAATAGGGAGAAACGTAATGGTTGCAAATCCAAGTGCATTTAAAGACGCAGAGAGTACAAGTGACTCAACTAGAAATGCACAAGTATTTACTGATATAAATTTAAATTTGGTTAAGCACCCAGTTACTGGCGATATTGCAAAACTATCAAACGTAGAAGCTGTTAAAGCAAGTGTAAGAAATTTAATTAATACGAATAAAGGAGAAAGACCATTCCAACCAGAGATTGGTTCTGATATTCGTAAAGCTCTTTTTGAACCAATGACTAGTGCAGTATCAAGTTCTATTAAAACATTTGTAAGAGATTTGATAGAAACCTATGAACCAAGAGCAGAATTAGTAAGTATTGATACTACTGAAGATTTTGATAACAATACTTATAATGTTACGATAACATTCTTTTTGATAAATTCACCTAGTGGTGTTCAATCAATGAATATACTTTTAGAGAGATTAAGATAAAATGGCTGGTAAATTACAAGTAACAGAATTAGATTTTGATAGCATCAAAACAAATTTAAAAACCTATTTAAAAGGACAAAGTGAATTTTCAGATTATAATTTTGAAGGTTCTGGTTTATCTACTCTTGTAGATCTTCTTGCATATAATACACATTACCTAGCGATGAATGCAAATTATTTTACAAACGAAATGTTTTTAGATACTGCAACGACTCGTGACTCTGTCGTATCACACGCAAAAACATTAGGTTATACTCCTCGTTCTGCAAGAGCTCCAAAAGCAGTTATTGATATATCAGTACCAGTATCTAATGGAAATATTACTTCTGTTACTATGAGTAAAGGAACAAGGTTTACAACAAACTTTGATGGAACAACTTATGGGTTTTTAGTAAATGAAGATATAACGGCATCAGTATCTGGCAGTCGTGCTAATTTTGTAAATGTTTCTATCTTTGAAGGTACACTTGCAAAAGCAAAGTATACTGTAGACAGTAACAATCCAGATAAGAAATTTATTATTACTAGTAATAGAGCTGATACAACAACACTAAAAGTTTCAGTTCAAACATCTGCAACTGATACCTCACTCACTACATATACTCTTGCAACTGAATTAACAAATGTTACTGCAACATCTCCTGTATACTTTTTACAAGAAGATCATCATGGAGAATTTGAAGTTTACTTTGGCGATAATGTTTTAGGTCAAGGTTTAGTAGATGGTAATATTGTTATATTAGAATATGTTGTTACAAATCAAAAAGAGGCTAATGGTTCATCTATATTTTCTTCACCAAGTATTGGTGGACAAAGTGGTGGAATTGTAACGACTACTACAGAAGCAACTGGTGGTGATATTCCAGAGAGTATACAATCAATAAAGTATTATGCACCATTAAGTTATACTGCACAAAACAGAGCTGTTACTGCATTTGATTATAAGGCACTTATTCCTAAAGTTTATCCAAACGTAAAAAGTATTCAAGTATGGGGTGGAGAAGATAATGATCCACCAATATATGGACAGGTATATGTTTCAATATCTCCTACTGCTGGAACAACTCTTACACAAACACAAAAGGCAAATATTATTTCAGATTTAAAACAATATAATATTGCATCAGTAAGACCAGTAATAATAGATCCAGAAGTTTTATATGTTATTGTAGATATAGACTTTAGATATGATCCTAATAAAACTGTAAAAACTGCTACTGATTTACAAAGTGCTATTGATACCCTTGTAAGTAATTATAGTGGAGATATTTTAGAAAGGTTTGATGGTATGTTTAGATATTCAGAATTATCTAGACTAGTTGATAATTCTGATAGTTCTATTTTAAGTAACATTATGAACATAAGATTATACAAAGCCATTACTCCTACCATATCAACATCAAAACAATATGACATAAATTTTTATAATAAAATATATCATCCATATGATGGTAATGAATCTCCTGTTATATCTTCTACAGGATTTACGATTGCTGGTTCTACTGAAACACACTTTTTAGATGATAATGGTTCTGGTGTTGTTAGACTTTATAGAATGGTTGCAGATACTAGAACATATGTAAACAATACTGCTGGAACTATTAATTATACCACAGGTGCAATTAGTATTACAGATTTAAATGTTACATCTACTGTTAATGAAAATGGTACAATTCACGTATTTACCATACCAGATTCAAATGATATTATTCCAGTAAGAAATCAACTTATCTCTATTGATCTTGGCGGTTCTTCTATAATTGCACAGACAGATCAAAATGGAACAACTGCATCAGTTGGCTCACATACAAATGTAGGTTCTTTTGGTGGAACAACTACAGGAACTGGTACAGTAACATTTGGAACAACAACATCATCAACTTCAGTATCAAGTACTGCAAGTAGTTCATCATCTTCATCATCAAGTTCATCTTCATCTAGTGGTTATTAATAATGTCAGGCTGTCCTAGAACATCTAAATTAGAAAGTAAAGTATCTCCTCATATTGAGGAACAACTACCAGAGTTTGTTCGTTCTGAACATCCTTTGTTTGCATCTTTCGTTAAACACTACTATCAATTTTTAGAAGCTGGTTGTTTAACATTAGGTGGTTCTAATGATTATCTAGCACAAGAAACACTTACCAATAATTTAATCCTTGATAACAATGATGACAAAATTGTTCTTGAAAGTTCTGTGGGTAAGTTTCAAGAAGGTGAAACTATTCGTGGAGAAAAAAGTAAATATACTGCAACAATACTGGTAGATGATTATGACTCTACTGGTAAACTCTACATTAGTTCACAACAAAAATTTGCAAAAGGTGAAAATGTAGTTGGATTAACTTCTGGTGCAAGAGCTGTTGTTAATGATTATCAAGGTAATCCTATACAAAACATACAACAATTATTAGCGTATGCAGATATAGATAATACAGTTTATACTTTCTTTGATAAATTTAAAAAATCATTTTTAGAATCTTTGCCTGAGTCTATTACAGACAATATTGATATAAGAAATCTAATTAAAAGTGTAAAAGATTTATACGAAGCAAGAGGTACAGAAGAAGGTCACAAGTTATTCTTCAGAATATTGTTTGATCAAGAATCCAGTTTATTATACCCAAAAGATAATATGATGAAACTTTCTGATGGTCAGTGGAGCACTGACTATCTTATGAGAGTTAGAGAAGATGGTAATTCAGATTTTTCTCAATTGGTTGGAAAAACTGTTACTGGAGAAACATCTGGTGCAACAGCTGTTGTACAGAGTGTTACTAAATTTATCTATGGTGCAGATGTTATTGCAGAATTAAATTTAGATCGTGGAACTATTATAGGAACTTTTGACTCTGGTAGTGCTGATTTACTTTTATCAGAAGATGGAGATACTCTTATTACAGAGAGTGATGAACAAATAAGAGAAGAAGGTTCTATAGGGGAGATTGTTACTGGTGTTTCTAATACTTTAGATCTTACTATTACTGCAAGAGTTGTTGGTATTACAAATAATATTAGTCTTTCTAGTAGAGGACAATATTATAGAGTTAATGATATTATTCATTTTTCTTTACCCCAAGATGTTTCGGTTGGAGTTAAGGGTGAAGTGCGAAGTATTGGAACTGGTGGCGTAACTGACGTTTATATTGAAGATGGTGGTACAGGATATACTTATAACGATACTGTAACTTTTAATAATGCAAACACAAATGGAGTTGATGCAACTGCTAATATAGCTGTATTGGGTGGTATTCTAACAATAGAAAATGATACATACCCAGATAATATTGTTTTAGAAGGAGCATCAGATCACAATAAGTTAATTATAAAAGATACGAATGGTGAACTGCATGAGTTACAACAAGAAGAACAACTAGGAGATAATAGTGGACTCCTACTAGAAAATGGCCATAATATTATTTTAGAAAGTGAAACTTTACTTTCTGCACAAAGAACATCAATAAGAAAAATAAGAGTTACTAAAAAAGGTAATGGTTATACAAAACTTCCAGATGTTACAATAACATCTTCTACAGGATCAAATGCAAAAGTTCTTGCTACTACAACTGATGGTATTGGAAGAATATTAGAAATACAAATGAAAGACTATGGTGTAGGTTATGTTCGTCCACCTACTGTCACTTTCAATAAAAATGTAATTGTAAAGAATGTAAGTGGTACATTTAATAAAGGCGATGTAATAACATCTTTTAATGGAACTATAGAATCTTATGATAGTACATTACAATTATTAGAAATAAAATCTGAAATAGAACACTTTACTGAAGGTGATTCTATAACTACGGCTAGTGCAAATGCAACTGCTCATCAATGTGTTCATGCAGAAGCATCTGCAAGTAATGGTGCAATAGTTATTTCTAGTGGTGATTACTCTGGATTTAAAGGACAACTCAACGAAGAACAAATGAAGATTCAAGATTCTAGATTTTATCAAGATTACTCTTATGTAGTAAAGGTTGGTGAATCTATTAATATTTGGAGAGATAGTATTATAAGATCAGTTCATCCTGCTGGTTGGAATGTATTTGGTGAAGTATCTATTGCAACTTCTATTGCAGAAGCACAACTTCATTCTATGAAGATAAGAAATCCAGCTGCTGGTGATGTTGTCGATTTTACATCTGATACAACAACATACTCACCAGAACTTGCATCTACATTTAGAACAATATTTTCTTCTAGATTTAGAAGAAGATTAGGTACTGCTGATGATGGTACAACATTGAATACAACAAATCCAATGAGTGGTACAGAGTTTGAAGATATATGGGAAACAAACTCTCCTAATAATAAATTAGATAATGATAACAAACGTGAAAGAACTGTTAGTAGTTCTTATGAATTTGAAATTGGAGTAGGTGGTGGTATAGTTGGGGTCTTTAGTCCTACTTTAGAACTATTACCTAAGTACGCATTTTCACAACCACCAACTGGAACAAATGTTGCAATTCCACATTATCCAGGCCTTACAAGACAAGTAAGACTTGATGATACAAACCAAAGTGCATATTTTACAATTGGACAGTTTTCACAATTCAGAATTAATCAAGTAAGTGATTCAAATGGAGATATTCCAGAAACTGCAAAAAGTGTAAAAATAAATGTACAACCACCAGGCGAAATTATTTTAATAAGAACTGGTTCAGTAACATTTGATAGTTCATCTACTACTATAGACGATACTACTAGAACATTTGATGACCAGTGATATAAATAAGAGGAAACCTTTGGAGAAATTCTAAAATGGCAAAACAAGTAATAGGAATAGGTAATGCAGCTAATGATGGAAGTGGAGATCCATTAAGAACTGCTGGTGATAAAGTAAATGATAACTTTAATGAATTTTATAGTAAACTTGGAGATGGAACAAATTTATATCCTTTGACATTTCCAAATGCAAATGCTACTATTTTAACAACCTCTAATGCAGATGTAGGTGCAACTACAACATCAAGTTTAAATGCAGATCATATTTTAATAAATGATGATGGTATTTTGAAAAAGATTACTCCAGCTAATCTTGGAATAGGTAGTGCTTATACGTTATTAGTACAAGAAGAAGGCAGTAATACATCTACAACTGGTGCTACCACTTTAAACTTTGTAGGTGCTGGGGTTACTGCGTCTGGTGCTGGTGCAACAAAAACTTTAACTATACCAGGCGGATCTGGTATAAATGTGCAAGATGAAGGTGGTGCATTAAGTACTGCTGGAACTACTTTTAATTTTGTAGGTTCTGGTGTAACTGCATCTGGAACTGGTGCAACAAAAACTATAACTATTCCTGGCGGCGCTTCACAAAATGTATTTGATAAAGTTGCAGTAAGTGGACAATCTAATGTAGTAGCAGATAGTGCAACTGATACTCTTACTTTAGTTGCTGGTACTAATGTTACGATTACTACAGACGCTAACGCTGATAGTGTTACAATTAATTCTACTGGAACTACAGATTTAAACAGTTTATCTGCTGGTGTAGTTAATATACAAAATGATAGTATTGGATTTATTGATGCAGATGATAGTAATAATAGTAAGAAAGAATCAATCGCTGACTTTTTAGTTGCAATTTCTGGTTCTGGTATTGTTATAAGTGGTGGTCAACTAACAGCAGCTACTGGTACACTATCAAATGTTGTAGAGGATACTACGCCTCAACTAGGTGGCGATTTAGATGTAAATGGCAAAACTATTATGCATACTTTTAACATAACTGCAAGTGGAACTGATCATTATGTTTTTGCTGATACTGGAAATGTTTGGTTTCCATCATCAGAAAATGATCCGACCTTATATTTACGTAGAGGTGAACAATATAAATTTAATAATACTTCTGGTGGACACCCAATTAGAATACAATCAACGTCTGGTGCAAGTGGAACAGCATATAATGTTGGTGTAACAAATAATGCTGGTTCTGGTGCAGTTATATTTAAAGTATCAATGAGTGCGCCTGCAACACTTTATTACCAATGCACATCTCATGCAAACATGAATGGTACAATTAATATAGTTTAATAGGAGCAAAAAATGGCTATAGACACTATAGGAACAAAATCTAGTGCAGCTGCAACTGGAAGAGGTTTGTCCGAAGTAATAGAAAAAATAGATTTTGGTGCATGGACAGTAACAGAAAGTAGTGGTAATATAAATTTTGCACATAATGGTGCAACTAAAGTTACACTTACTTCAGCTGGAAATATAGATTTAACTGGAAATGTTAATGTTTCTGGACTTTTAGATCTTGGAAACTGGACTATTAATGAAAATGGAAGTGGATTATTTTTTGCTCATGGTGGTACAGATAGAGTAAAAATAAATTCAAATGGAAACATTGATATGTCTGGTGATGTAAACTCAAATGATAGTTCAATAACTTAATGGTGAGTTATGGCATATAAAATCGGAGATACAACTGTAATAGATAATTCTCGTAATGTAACTACTGGAATGGTAACTGTTACATCAACAACTAATTTTGTATCACCAAATGGAAACACTGCTGGAAGGCCAGGTAGTCCATCTGTCGGACATATGTATTTTGATACTGACTTAAAAAAATTACTGACCTATAATGGTACTGATTGGAAATAGGAAAAGAATATGGCATATAAAATTGGTGATACAACTGTAATAGATAATAGTAGAGAGTTAACTGCTGTTGGTGTAACTCCATCTACTAATTTAGTTATACCATCTGGAACAACTTCAAACAGACCAACTGGTGCTGTAGGAAAATTATATTTTGATACTGATTTAGGAAAACTTTTGGTTCATGATGGAACATCATGGATTGTTGCCTCTACTACAGCAGATGGTGATCTTGCAGTTCATGGTTCAACATATACTTTTCCTATAAATGGTGGAGATGAAAATCCAAATAAAATTACTACTTATCTTCCTTTCAATGAAGCAGCTACTAATTTTACATTTACAAAAAGAATACATGGCAGCAATAATTATGAGTATTGGGATGCTTATGTGAAAATAAAAGGTATTCCTTATGAGGTTCAATTAATGCCTTCATTAGATTCGCATGGAACAGCAGGTTGGCCTTGTCCTCAAAAGCCTTATACTAATTCTGGTGCTGTTAATACAGATGTAAATGCATTTCAACCACACGCAACATTATCTTTAGATAATACTGCTGTTAATGTAAATATAGGTGGTGCTGCTGCTGGAGGTGGAGCTTCTTATGCTCCAGCACAATCTTGGATATTTGATAGTAAATTTCCAAAACAAGGATTTTTAATAGAATCTCAAAATAGTGGTTGGGGTCTTGATGGTGGTGGACAAGGTATTTACAAATATAGTGACACTCAATATGTTACCTTTACAAATCACAATCAATTAAATGCTTCAGAGTTATCTAGTGGAATGGGTAAAATAAATCTTAGATGCTATAATCCAAATAATATAGTGGAAGGACAAGACGTTACTACTAATGCAACAAATCCTGTTTGGAATAAAGATTATGATTCAACTAATGCATATAAAATTAGAGGTATGGTTTATGGTGTATGGAAAAGTGCAACAGCAAATCAACTTACTGTTATGTATACAACCAATAAAGGTTTGACTCAACAAAGTAGTCTTGGTAATCCAAACTGGTATCAAAGAATAAATATTTTTGATATTAACATGACTACTGGTGCAGTTGTTTCTAATTCAACAATTTCTCATGATGAGTTTAGACCAACTAGTAGTAATAGTTTAAACACTGGTACTCCTCTTATGCCATCAGGTCATGGTTTTACTGTATGCGAATGTTCTACTCATGTTACTATGTGTTCATGGCCAGATTATGCTGGTGGTTCAACTCACCCATTCGCATTTTGGATTTGGGATAAGGCAAATAGAGATCTTAGAGTTTTTCAACCAGAACTGTATGATGATTCTACTTTTAATAGTAGTTCTCTTTCTAATCAATCTGCTTCATATTATAGTGGAGTTTGGATGAATCATTTTAAAATGAATGATAAAATATATTTAGCAACTAAAAATACTGGTGCGACTCATAATACTCATCAAGGTGTTCATATTTACGAAACATCATCAACTAGTGCAACTCCTTATATGCGAATATATAATGATACTAATAATGATCAAATTTTTAATGCCCGTTCACAATTTCAACAACTAAGACCTTTATTTTCAAATGATACCATTACATATTCTCATCTTGGTTTGTATGATTGGAATGGAGCAAACTATAATACTGAAGGTGAAACTGCATTAATGTATAGTGGCGTAACAGTAAATCCAGAAACTGATAAAGGTATGATTCAAACAAAATTTGGGCCAGGTACTAAATCTGGAGCTTGGTCTAGTAGTAACAATATAACTTATTATACAAATCCAGTTAAACAATCAAATGGTACTACATTATGGACAGATTCAGCAGGAACTAATGGTTCAAATCAAGGTGGTTGGAAAACTGACATGACAACACGAAAATTCTTTGGTGGTGGTACTCAATAGGTGTATAAATAATACTATAATAGGAAAAAAACAATGGCAGCAATTATTACAGAAAAATTTAGATTACACAATGCAGATCAATTTAAGGAATCTTTTTCCGAATCAGCTGCATCTAACTACTACTTGTTTGTAGGAAAGTCAAGTCCTTTTACTACAACAACAAAGTATTCCGATACTGAAACTACAGGGGGAACTGACGCATCTCCACCCAATCCACATGATAGAGTTATCGAAGAAAATTACAAATGGGATTCTATGTTAGCTGCTAAAAGAATAACATCTACAGATGTTCAAGCTGTTATTCCTCGTAGAAACTATCCAACAACATCAACCATATTAGATATGTATGAACATGATATCTCTTCTTTAAATACCACAACAAGTGGTGCAACTAATCTTTATGATAGTACATTTTATTTTGTTACTACTGCATATAGAGTATATAAAATTTTAGATAATGATAATGGTACTGCATTAAATACAGTTACAGAACCAACATCTACATCATCTGCACCATTCTTTCATGGTAACTATTATATTCAATATATGTACACCTTAAATACTGCTGATACTATAAAGTTTTTAACTACAGACTTTGTTGCAGCTAGAACTGATGCAAGTGTGGTTACTGATGTTGAAACTGCATCTGGCGATACTGCACCTTTTAATGGAGCTCCGATACAGGTTGTTCGCATAACGCCTGGAAGTGGTTTAGCTAGTAGTATTACAAATACAGATTACTATACATCAGTAAATGGTGATGGTACTAATGGCATTGTTAAATTAAAAGTTGCAAGTAATAATATTGCTAGGTTTGGTCAAAATGGTTCATTAATTCATGCTGGTGGTGTTGGTTATACTTTTGGAACTATTGATTTAACAAAATGTTATACTGATGTTGGGTTATCACAAAATGAAACAAATTTATCTGGTGGTGGTTCAACAGTTGTTCCAATTATATCACCAAGAGTTGGACACGGACATAATCCAGTTGCAGAACTAGGTGGACACTTTGTTATGATGAATGCAAGACTAGAACAGACAGAAAGTGGTGACTTTACAGTTGCAAATGATTTTAGAGAGGTTGGTATTGTTGTTGATCCACATCTAAAAGGTGGAACGACAGTTTCTGCTGTATCGCAAGTAAGAATGACTTATGCAATTAAAATGACAACATCAAGTAGTACGTTTGATGTTGATGAAAAAATAACACAAGCAACAACAAATGCAACTGGTAGAGTTGTTGAGTGGGATGCAACAAATAAAATTTTATATTATTTACAAGAACAATGGGAAAACTATGGTATAGACTCAAATAGTTCATCATCAACATACAGAAATCATGTTGCTTTTAGTTCTAATCATTTAGTTACTGGTGCATCAAGTAATGCAAATGGAACTCCAGATAGTGGTACTGCATCTCAAACAGTATCTGGTATAACATTTGCAAATGGATATGCATCACCAGAACTAGAACATGATAGTGGAAATATAATCTATGTAGAAAATCGTAGACCAATTTCAAGAGCATCAGACCAAACAGAAGATATAAAAATAGTTATAGAATTTTAAAACTAGGAATTTGATTTAATGGCTACAAACTTTAATGTAAAACCCTACTATGATGATTACGACTCATCAAAGAATTTTCACAGAGTTATGTTTCGTCCTGCTTATTCAGTACAAGCTCGTGAATTAACACAACTACAGACAATACTACAAAATCAAATTACTAAATTTGGAGAACATATTTTCCAAAATGGTTCTATGGTTATTCCAGGCGATCTTAACTTTGATATGCAGTATGATTATATCAAAGTCAACTCTGCATATAATACATTAGAAGTTGAAACATATAGAACAAGTTTTCTTAATAAAATAATTGTAGGTGCAACAAGTGGTGTAAAGGCAAAGGTTATTGGTACAGTTGCAGCTACAAGTTCAACATCAACTACATCTGCTGATCCTATAACTTTATATATTAAATATGAAGATAGTGGAACTAATAATGCAACACTTAAATTTGCATCTGGAGAAGTTGTTACATCAACAAATGCAAATAATACCACAACTGTAAATCCAAGTTTAAGTACAAATCAAACAACTGAATTAAATGCAACCATACAATCAACTGATACTCCAGTTGGTACTGGTTCTGCTGTACTGGTTCACGCTGGTGTTTACTTTATCAATGGTCACTTTGTTTCTAATACAGAACAAGTTATTCTTTTAGACAAATATACTAATACACCATCATATCGTGTCGGATTTGTTGTAGCAGAAACTTTTGCAACACCAGAAGAAGATACCAGTTTATTAGATAATGCAACTGGATCATCTAATGTGAATGCGCCAGGCGCCCATAGATTTAAAATTGCAGTAACACTTACAAAGAAAGCTTTAACTGCAACTGATGATTCTGACTTTGTTGAACTTGGAAGAATAAGTAATGGTAAAATTTTATCTTATAAGAAAAATGCAGATTATGCTGAACTACAACACACACTTGCAAGAAGAACATTTGATGAAAGTGGTAACTATGAAGTAAGACCATTTTTAACAGAAGTTCGTGAACATTTAAAGAGTGGAACAAATAGAGGTATATATTCTTCATCTGTCGGTGGAGATGCTGATAAAATTGTATTTGCAGTAGAACCAGGCAAAGCTTATGTTGATGGTTATGAAATAGAAACCATGTCAACACAATTCATTAAAGCAGATAAACCAAGAACATTTGATAGAGTAGAAGATAAAACAATACAAACACCAGTAGGTAATCATGTATTAATTCATAATGTTGTAGGTACGCCTGCAATAGATGAATTTGAAACACTTCATTTGAGAGATCAACTCATATCTGATACTAGTGGTAATACAGTTATAGGAACTGCAAAGGCAAAGTTTTTTCTTTTGCATGATGGTGATTATCTTGGTACAAATCCACCAGTGATATTTAAACTTGGTCTTTTTGATATAAAAATGAATGATGGAAAAGACTTTGCAAGAGATGTTAAGTCCATAAATGATCATGCTACCATAGGTGGTACTGGTAGTGATTTTGAAGCTGATATAAAACCAACATTCGTTGCCATATCTGGTGTTGGTACATCACCAGATGTTAGTAGTAATAATAGTGGTGTTAGTGGTTTTCAAGGTTCTGTTTTTAGTCAACAATTAAAATTAAAAGATAGATTGATTGCAAAAGTTATTGGTGTAGAAACTGATATTGGAAGAATAAGTACTCTTACCGATAATGATAGTTTAGTTTTATCAGCAGTTTCTCCAACAACATTTACTAATGCAACTATAGGTAGATTTTCTGCACAAATAATTAGACCAGATCAAAAACTTTTAGTATTTCCAAGTGACTATCGTAGGGTCAGAAAAATTCGTGGAAACACAGTATCAAATCCAGATAGTGCATTAGGAACAAGTTACACAGTAATGAAAAGCTTTTCTGCACAGACTAGTAACTCTAGTGGTATCGTAGAATTTTCTTTGTCTGCTAATGAAGAGTTTCAAGGTACAAGTCTTAAAAATTATGTATTACAATTAAATTCAGCTCCTCATCATATTTTAGCAATAGAATCAAGTGATGTATCACTAGTAGATAGTCAGACAGTGCAAATTGATACTACTGGTGTTGCGGCAATTAGTGGTGGTAGTGCAATAGGTGGTGCTAACAAATCACTTGAATTATTAGCTGCAGTAAAAGTATCTTCTGGAGAGGCACAAGAAAAAAGTAAAACTTTACAGACTAATGGATCAGATGATATTACTGGTCAGAGTAATGTAGAAAAAACAGAAATTTTGTTAGACGAAGCAGATGGATTTAGATTACTTGCAGTTTCAATGGGAACGTCTTATGGTTCATATTCAGCAACTGGTGCTATTGATATTACAAATAGATATAATTTTGATAGTGGACAAAGAGATGCATTTTATGATCTTGCAAGAATAAATTTAAAGCCTGGTCAACCAGTTCCAACTGGTGCTCTTAGAATTACTTTTGAATTTTTCCAACATAGTGCTGGTGGTGGTGGTGACTACTTTTCTGTAGACTCCTATCCAACTAGTTTAGGTTACGAAAATATACCAAGTTATACTTCCACACAAGGTAGTGGTAAAAAATTTGAGTTAAGAGATTGTTTAGATTTTAGACCAAGAGTTGGAAGTAATGGTAGTTTTAATACAGGTCAAGGTGCTGTTCTTTCAGAAATACCTTTTTTCGGAACAAATGTTGAAGCTGATTTTTCTTATTTCTTAGGAAGAAAAGATTTAATTTTTGTAGATAAACTAGGAAATTTTGATGTACTACAAGGTGTACCTTCATTAAATCCAGAAAAACCACAAGAACCAGAAAATGGTATGGTTTTATTTGAAGTTGCATATGAACCTTATGTAGTAAATTTAAAAGAAGTAAGACATAAAAAGTTAGATAATCGTAGATATACTATGAGAGATATAGGTAGATTGGATAAAAGAATTTCTAATCTAGAATATTATACATCTCTTAATCTTTTAGAAAAAGAAACAGCAGATCTTGCAGTTAAAGATTCAGATGGTAACGATAGATTAAAAAATGGATTTATTGTAGATAACTTTTCTGGTCATGTGATAGGTGATTTTATAAATCCAGATTATAAAAATTCTATAGACATGAAGAAAAGAGAGCTTCGTCCTATGGGATTTAGTGATAATGTAGGATTAATAGAATCTGTTTCTAGTAATTCATCTAGAACATCTGCAAATTATAAAATACATGATGATGGTATTATAACATTACCATATACAGAAACATCTCATGTAGAAAATCCATATGCATCTGATAGTTTTGATATAAATCCATATAAAGTTGCACCATTTAATGGTAAGGTTGTTCTTGTACCATATTCTGATGATTGGAATGATGTAACAAGAAGGCCTGATATTGTTGTGAATGATGATAATAACTTTGATGCAATTAAAGAAATTGCAGATGAAACAGGTGTGACAGGAATTGTATGGGAAAGTTGGCAAGATAATTGGTTTGGTTCTCCAGTATCTGCTGGAACTCAAAGTTTAGGTAGTACTCAATCAACGTCATCAGCAAGAGTATCTGGCGGTACAGTTACAACAACTACAGAAACAAGTCAAAGTAGAGAAGTATTTTCTCAAACTGTAGGACAAGTTCGTTCTGGTATAGAAACAACTTTACAATCTACAGTTGAAACTCATAATATGGGTGACAGAATTGTAGGTATTTCTATGATACCTTTTATTCGTTCCAGACCAGTAAGTATTTCTATTCAAAATATGAAACCTAATGCAAAGTTATATGGTTTTTTTGATAATGAAAATGTAACATCTTTTGTAAGACAAGCAGATATTTTTAATCTTACAATAACTCAACAAACTTTAACTGATAATGGGGCAATAGAATTAAGTCCAAATCAATTAGAAACGCCTGGTGCTTCAGCTGCATCTGACTCTGGTAGAATTTGGGATGGTGTTACTGATGCAGTACAAGCTTTTGGTTTTGGTGACATTATTAGAAATTCAACTCATACTGCAACTGCTGTTACCAGTGTTACCTTTACTGGAACTGGTGGATCAGATACAACTTCTGCACAAGTTACAGTTGCAAGTGTTGATGAAATAAAGCCTGGTCATCATATTCAATTAAGTATTTTAACTGGAACTACAGAATTAAATTTTACTGTATCAAGAAATAATAATTATGTTGTAACTGCTGTAGACTCATCAACTAAAATAGTTACCATTGGTGCGATAGGTGGTGGTAGATTAGATGATGGAACTGAATCAAATAAACTTTCATCTTCTGGTACTCAAACTGGAACTTTACAAAGACTTCAAGCATCTGCTCATATTGCAACTCAAGGGCCTGGAACATCAACTGCTAGAGATGTTTTTGTAACAAATGTTTTAAATGGATTTGCAGTAGGCGAAACTGCAAATGGAACAATTGCAAAAATTTCTAATGGTAAAGTAAATATTACAATGATTATATCTTCTATTAATGGAAGTACAGTTACAACATCTAATCCAACAATGAAAACAAATTCTAGTGATATGATTACAAATGCAAATGGTCAATTTGTTGGTGTTTTCTATATTCCAAATACAGAAGAAGTAAGATTTAGAACTGGTGAAAGACTATTAAGATTAATTGATAATATTAATAATAGTACAGAATTTGGATTATGGTCTACCAAAGGTGAAAGAGAATATAATGCAACTGGTATTGCAGAAGAAAGAGAACAGACTATTCTTAATATAAGAAAGGCTCACTTTCAAAGAGATTACAAAGAAGAAACACAACAAGTTAACAGAACTGTATATGGTGCAGTTCAAACAAGTAATAGACCAATTGCATCTGCATTTGTTGCTGATCCACCCCCACCACCACCAGATCCACCACAAAGACATGATCCTCTTGCACAAACATTTTTAAATGTAGGACAAGAAGGTGCATTTGTTACTAGTGTAGATTTATTTTTTAGTGTAAAGGGTACAAGACCAGTAACAGTACAGATAACTGATACGATAGATGGATTTCCATCTAATAAAGTAATGTCAGAGGTAACATTAGAAATTGATGATGTTAATGTATCTGATGATGCTTCAGCATCAACTCGATTTACTTTTCCATCACCTGTATATCTAAAAGATGATATAAATTATGCAATCTTAATTAAGGTTGATGAGCCTGGAACAAGAGTATTTTTCTCTGAAGTCGGTGGAACAAATCTAACTGATAGTAGATTGATATCTGCAAACCCATTAACAGGAACATTATTCTTATCACAAAATGGTCAGACATGGACACCACACCAGACTCGTGATGTTAAGTTTACTTTGTATCGTGCTGATTTCGCAACATCAGCTGCTGGAACTCCATCATTTATTAATACTACAGTTCCTGCTGATACTTTAAAAGATAATCCATTTCAGACTAACACAGGAACTGGAACTAATGATGATGTTGCAACAAAAGTTAGAGTTCTTCATCAAAATCATGGAATGAAAGCAAATGATAAAGTTATAATTTCAAATGTTGCAAATGGTTTTTATGGTGCAGAATCAACAACACAAGGTATTACATCAAATGCACTAAATGGAACTCATACAATTAGTAGTGCAGATAATGATAGTTATATTATTGCTATTACTGATGATGCAGCTGCAGCTAATATACCAGGCGGAAAACCTGCTTTGAAATCTGTATTTAGTGGTGGATCTGGTATTGTTGCAACTAGAAATATTGCAGCTGATATTGTACAACTCGCAGTATCAGAAATTAAAGTGCCTGGAACAAATATTACATATTCATGGACAGGTATGGATACATCATATGCAAAACAAAATTCTAAACCTATAACAGAGAATAGAAGTTATTATCCACCTTCAAGACAAATTGTTGCTTCAGAGGTTAATCAGAATAATAGTTTAGGTGGTGGAAGAACTGGAAACTCAAGTCTTATCGCTGGAACTTCTGCAAATGTTGTTGCAACAATGAGTTCAACTAGTTCATTTTTAACACCTGTATTGGATAGTGAAAGAATATCACTATGTTTAACATCTAATAAAATTTCTAATTATACAAGGTCAACATTTAATGATACTAATTTAGATGATAGAACTGTTTCTAGTTCTCCAGCTAATCTTACATTTGATGCATCTGCAAAAACAATGAATACTTCTACTTCAGCAGTTAAATTAGAATTTTTAACTTTAGACATAGGTAAAGAAATTACTGTTACTGGAGCTATTAATAGTAATAATGGAACTTATACAATAACATCTGTATCTGATGATGGTGCAAGTGTTGGAATAGATCCAGCTCCT